GCGCGTTACCTGAGTCATCTCTAGCAAATTTGGCTCTTATGTGATTATTGTTTAGTGTTGACTCCACAAAAAACCTTGTGGCATCTACAATCTCTTGCAGCGAGCCACCGCTGTTAGTGACACCAAAATTTGCGCCTTCAGGTAAGTATAAAATCTTGTCAGTCCCAATTTGAATCCTACTTGCATCATCAACACCAGCAACGAACTTGATACCCATCGCTCCATAACGCACTGCAATTTCAAGTTCAAATAATGCAACATTAAGCGCAAGATCAGCCTGCGCAACATCCATAGCGTTCTTTACGCTGTTAAAGTCTCGTATTGGTGGATGTCTATGGCAAAACGTTACTGGCATTACGCCATATGGATTTATATCGCCGTCATTCACGCTTATCTTCATACCATGCTCATCTAACAAATAATGCTCGCCCTGATAGCCTGGCCTAGATTCAGTCCATACTGCATGCATTGGTGCATCCATCCTACTGTTACCTTGATACTCTATTGGATAGCATACACCAATCGGTTGATCTCTGCTATCACCAGCAAGAAAAATTGGCGTAAAATGAGATAGTATCTCGTATTTTAGTTCTTGCTCCATTTCGCACCATCTAGAGCGAAAAGCCATAGAACCTAATAAAAATGTAAGTCTTTCAAGTTGTCTGCGCTGCGCGTTTAGACTGTGGATGTTTATGGAGGCAAGGTAAGTATCCGAAGCGCGCATTCTTGGGGGGCGCTTATATGTCATAGCTCGTACAGCGCAGACTCTACCAGTTATATTTGAATTTAACATTGGCGCTTGCCTTAGTGTTTCAGCACTAAAGTAATCGCGCACATAGTCATCGATATTGATACCCTCGTACCAATCCATAAGATAATCGCGCTCTCTTACGCGTTCATCTTCGATGTATCTTAAACTATCTTTTAAACTTTCAGTTATCGCACTCTGCGATAAATCAGGAATTGTTACCATATTTTTCTTACCAATCTATTACACCAGCCATTCTACTCTTTATAGGAAAAAGATTACAAATCATGTAACGCGCGGAGTCAGGGATGTGATCAAACACGCCACATTTTAGTGGCTCTTCCTTTACAGATTGCTCTGCTCTATTCTCAGGATATCTGTAATTTTCATAACTGGCAATACTGCCTTTACATTTATCAGACACAAAAAAGTGACTATCGCCATTAGCATCCTCAAACCATCTGCGCATATGCGATACGCCATTGACCACGTTGCGTGTCATGGCATCTTTACGATATCGTACACGCATACCCATACGCCAAAAAATTTGTATATCTGATACTCCTGACTGACTTGATCTACCGCCACCAGCAGGATCGCCAAAATATGCAGCTATCTGATATGGCTTTTTACGTACCATTGTAGCTAAATCTTCTGTTTTAATATTTTCTACCATTGCTATTTCATCAAATTGATAGATAGTTGGTAATCCTTTTGACTTAAAGTCAATGTTGAAAAATGAAACCGCTGGCTTCCTGAAACCGAAGTCAATTCCGACATATGCAGGCAAGCTGGGATTGTATTTAAGGTCTTTTCGTATATGAATGGTTCTGTCAAATGGGTAGACTTTTCCTGCAAATGAGGTAAATTGAGCTTCATATTCTTGCATATACGTTTCATTGGTTAACTCCTTTTTTAGTTCTTCAGGATCATCTTTAAAAAATGGTGACTCACTACTTGGATGTTGCCAGCTTTCCCAGTCAGGATAATTTGTATCTTTGCCGCGCTCCCATAGAGTTTTCCACCAGTTCATACCTCGAGGCGTAGATACCATCAAGCACCAACCTTGCCTATCAGATAACGTTGGCCTAAGATACTGCTCCCATATAAGTTTGTTTGGCATCGCTGCCGCTTCGTCTATTACTAAATAATCAACACCTTCACCGATCAAACTCTCAGGTGAATCTGCTGACTTCACAGATAGCTCAGAGTTTAATCCAGCAAGTTTTATATAATACAAATCGCCATTAACTTCTTTTTTGTTCTCAATAGGCAATTTAAGCTTTACCATTATATCTTCTTTGATGATACGTGCAATCTTTTGTGATAGGTTGTAGCTTGGCGAAACGATCCAGCCTCGCGTGTTTGGTGTAAGCAAATATGGCAGTATCTCGTATGCTGCGGAGTAAGACTTGCCACTACGTCTGCCCTGGCAGTTTATGCGAAAGCGCTTTGTGCTGTTATGTATACTAAGCTGTTGCGGAGTCGGTTGGTATCCCACCAGCTTCCACAATTTCTCTTTGTTGACTATCTGCTTGATCATCCATTGGGTTACCTTGAAACCCCACTTCTTTTAGCACTAATTCCAGGTTGTTGGTGTGGTCTACTTGAGACTTGTCAGTTTGATTTAAATAATTCTTGCCCAGGAAGATAAGCAAGGCCGTATTTCCTTGAGCGGCATTTTTCCATTGTAACTGGCGCAGAGATAGCTTCATCTCTTCTTTGCCTTGTTCGTATTCTTGTTTAAAGCGTTTGCGTATCACTCTTTCATTTACAGCAAAGTATTTACCTATTTCAGTGTACGTGCAACCAAAACTAGCAAGCATCTTTACTTTATCAGGATCAATATCAACTTTATTATGTGGCATATACTTATAGTTTATTCGTTGACACGAAGAGTTTGCTGCATTTAGCCATTGTGCGTAGCCAGTAGGTTTTTGCACTGCTTTCGCTGATGCCTAGCGCATCGGCAATGATTGGGAATGTGTGTTGTTGTATGCGCATGCTAAATACTTCGCGTTCGCGTGGTGATAACTCATCGTACAGCTCATGTGCTGATGTTTGCAGCCATCTCATGTCAGGTGCGATAAAACCGCTTTGGAATATGGCCATCTTTTTAGCATAATCTTTTGCGCGAGTGATGGCACTAACCAGGCGTTCCGCATCTTCGTCTGTTAGTTCTACCCAATCCATGTTGCGCTAATGTAGCGTTAATAGAGTGTTCACAAAAAGAGAAAAAAATTTTTAGGGACTGACTTCGTGAAAGAGACATTGCTGGCCTTGTGCTATCCAGGCAAAAATAGTAAAAACAGATTGTTAGTCTAATGGTTACCGACTATTAAACATTAAATGTAACACTATATCACAACAACAGCCGCGGCCGTGCGGTGTCTATTTTATATAGATATATGCCATTGTTACTATTAAATAAATGTTCACAAAGTATTAGGAATTAACGTTGTATTAACGTAATATTTATTAATTCAATTAACTAATTAAGAGAGGTTAGAACAATGAATAAAAAAAATAAAAAGCAGCCAGGCATTACAATCAATGCAGCGCAGCACGGCTCACGTATTAAACCCTGGGCGCTACCTGATTTTAATTTAGATATAGACTGGATCAGGTTACGTTTTAAAATGGGAGATAAAACACTCACAGCGCAGCAACTGGAGATATTAAAAAAGCATAATAAATAAACCACGCGGCGCAGCCGCAACAATTCACCACATTAAAAAAAAGAGGATAGAAGACAATGAGAGAGTATAATGTATTAACCAATACAAATAGTAAGATAAAACACAGCGGTAAGGTTAACGGCGTGCGGCTGTATGAGTTCAATTTACCAGCCGTTAAAACATGTCACTATGCGGACGTATGCAAGAAATATTGTTTTGCTGATAAAGGATCATTCTTATATAAAGTAGTCCAAGACAAGTACGCGCGCAACTTTGAATTAAGCAAAAATACAGAATTATTTAAAAAAGTTGTTCAATATGAATTAGATAAAAAGCGCGTTGAATACGTGCGCATTCATAGCAGCGGAGATTTTTACAATACTAAGTATTTAAAAGCCTGGGCGGATATAGCGCGCAACAATCCTGATATTGTGTTTTATGGATATACAAAAGCTATTCCATTATTTAAACATTTAACAGCGCCGCAAAACTTTGTTTTTTGTTTTAGTGTAGGCGGCAAAAAAGACCATTTAATTAAACCAACAGATCACCATGCAAAAATATTTGACAATAAAAAAGAGTTGTTAAAAGCTGGATATGTAGATTGTTCAAAAGATGATTTAATGATGTTAACAACTAAAAAAGTAGGTTTGGTATACCATTAAAAAAGAGAGGTTAAAACATGTATTTATTAGAATATTATAAAAAAGATCATACATACGGGTATGATAAATTTGAAAGTAAAGAAATTGCAATGCGCCACTATAAAACACTAAAGCGGCTTAAATATGAAGTAAAAATACCGCAATTGATTGACACCAGCGTAATTGATGCGCTTTACTGGTACGCTGTCGAATATGAGCGGCCAACAATTGAAATATATTTTGTTGACTTTGTAACCAGCAATACAACGTTATATAAAAGCTGCTTAATCACCTGGAGGGGCACAGACTACAGCGTTTATGTATTAGACAAACGCGGCCCTGGTTTAATGGTGCGCGCTGCTGGGTTTGATAGCTGCCAGCATAAATTAAAACATAATGAATTAATTAAGCTTTGTAAAGCTTGGATTGATCACAACTACACAAAAGAGGTTTAAAAATGAAAAATTATGAAATACTTATAGCTGAAACGTATGCAAAAATTTATCATGTAAAAGCAAAAAGTAAAACAGATGCTGAACATAAATACTGGAACAGCGAAGAGGTTAATTTTGAAAAAGAATATTGCGTCGAATCTTATATAAATACGATTGAGGAGGTTGAAAAATGAATTTTGAACAACGTAAAAAAGTAGCATTAAAAGTATTTCGCATATTTGCAAGCGTTACAGATAAAATAACATTAAGTAATGATATTATTACGCTGGGCGGCCATGAAATAGCATTTAACGAAGTGTTAACATATTACAACAGATTAAAAGAGGTTAAAAAATGAAAGTAAGTGAATTAATACTGCGTTTAAAAGTTATTTGCAAGCGCAACAACGTAGCGCCTGGCAAGGTGGATGTATATTTTAGAGAAAATTCCAATCAATTAGAATCTAGTGTAAATGCTGCGCATGAAGACTTATATGACGAAAAAACAAATAATATATTAACAAGTATTATGTTGTTTGAAAATGATAACGAATGACAATTATATATCTATTTATTATATTGTTCATTTTATGGCTTATTGTAGGCGCATTAATGATCATTATTAAACTTATTTTAGCGTTTTACGAATTTTACAATGACTTAAAAACAATAATAACAAACAAAAAAAGAGGTTAGAATATGAGTAATTATATAAATAATATTAATCAAGTGTTAAATGATACAGATGATTTTTTAAAAAGCACGCAACACTGGTCAAACTTTGAAACTATTTCAATAATTGAAGGCGTTTTAAGAGCTGTTTTTAATATGGTTTATTGTTTAGCACCCAGTAAAAAAGTAGCTAAACAAACTATTAAAGCAATATTAAAAATGGTACATGATCAATAATTAACACCGCACCCCACAATAAAAGGCCTGGCGTAATTGTTAGGCCTTTTTTTTAATCTATTTTAAGCGCTTTTTATAGCGCTTTTTTTGTGCCTGGTTTTAAGTGTCTTATAATGCATAAAAGCATAAAAAACGCAATTTTATTTCCAACGCCCTTATATTTTGGCTCTAAAAATTTGAAGCTCTTAATATTTTTTTTTAAAAAATTTGGTAAATTATTTTTTGAGCTGGCGGTTTCGCCAAAGTAATTTGTCTCTGCTCCACAATTTGCTAAAGCATTTGTCATGTAGTTTTATATCTAAATCATGCCACCAGCCAAACACTTCTTTGCAATGCACCGTATCACCCACTGGCATTGCAAACACACAAGTTTTGTCCTCTTCATGTGATAAAGGACATTTATGTATAAAATCCATTTTTTGCATAAAAGTGTTCACACCGACACTAAATAAAGCTAAAGTAAGTAAAGTAAGTAAAGTAAGTGTTCACACTACTTTAGTTACTTTAGTTCTCCTGCGTGTCGGTTAATCTAACATATTTTCAATATCAGTCTTGTTTTTCGCATAGATTCCGCGCTCTATCTTTATTATTCTTTGCTGTTTTAACAGCTTTTTCAGCCAAGAACTCACACTTGCGCTGCTAGTAATATTTAATGTTGCTTTCAAACTCTTTGCCATATCATCATATGTAAAGTTGTCACCCATACTATCAATATTACCTAAAACGCGATCCTCACTGGTTTCTTCACGTTCCTTGTACCAAAAGATTTCGCCTTTCGGCAGCGGTTGTAAATACTCATATAATAAATGATTACGCTCATCATCATCCATCAGCTTAATACCTAGCGGTATATTGTGAAATTCGCTATTAGTCCTGGTTTTAGTAATCTTCATTACCTTTAGCTTTTCATTAAACGTACTTGCAAGCTGTATCAAGTTATCAAGCCAAAAAGAATAAAACGAACCACCAAACACCATAGCAGAGTCCAGTGGCACTTGCTTTTCGGCCATCTTCTTATGATGGGCCACTACCATCACAGCAAGGCTATACCGCTCTTTAATAGTCTGTATAGTCTCAAGTAAATTACGTAATTGATCATTCTTCACAGTATCTACCTGGGTGCTAGTGTATAGGTTATCTATAATAAGCACTTCAAAAGGCTTTTTAGCGGCTTTTAAATTGCCTTCTATTTTTATATATGAGTCCTCAAACAACTTCTTTTGATCTGCGCTAATGATATGCAGATTCTTTGCTAATATGTGTTTACGATCAGGATACTTATCAAGTAGCGCATTCATCATAGATGTAATACGCTGAGTCATCATAGCATCCATCATCTCAAACTGCACCAAAAGCACGCGCCTCGGCTTGGGCACATTAAATGTCATAAAAGGCACGCCCATCGCAACGCATAGGGCAAACTGCAACGCAAATAGAGACTTGCCCACATTTGTGCCGCCAGCTACGCTAGTTCTGCCGTCTTCCAGTAAAATCTCATCACATATATATTGGACTTCATCCTGGAACGTTTCAAGAAAATCAAGCACAGAATACACTGGATCACCACCAAAGTCGGCAGGATCATTGCCAAACACCCTTGCACTATCCAACAATGCATAAAAATCAACTGCACTATTACCAGCAACAAAATAGTCAGTAATGTCCATATTATCGCCTAAGTCTACTATTTTTATATTGCGATCCGCATGGTACAATGCATTTGCTAGTTTATTTGCACCTTTACGGCCACTTTCGTCACCATCATAGCAAATAGCTATATTATTATAATCTTCTAGCATGGATAAGTCTTTCGGTATGCCGTTAGCACCACTGGTAAATGTTATAGCTGGGAATCCATAACATGCGGCACTAACGACATCCTTTTCACCTTCACAGATAAGTAGCGTGCTGTCAGGTTTAATATCTGCTATATCAGGATAAATTTTGCACTCTGCATCACCAAACTGCTCGCCTTTATGTCTTTTGATGTGATTATCTGCTATACGAAACACTAACTGCATTTCATTATCTTTATTGCGTACACCAATACCAAAGCGCTCTTCTCTAGCAGTTTCATTCCAGGGAAGTTGTAGTTTTTCTATTGTGTAATTAGCATGGCTTAAAAAATTGGCACGGTGATCAATGTAACCTGACTTTTTAACCGCACCACTACTTTTTATATATAAAGGTTCTTTCACGTTTGGTGGCTCTATTTCACCATTAGTGATCTTTTTATCTTCAAACCACCAGGTATTAGTGCATTTATGGCAAAAGGCGTGATCAGGCTCAATTTGAACGTTATAATTCTTTTTACCATCATTACACTTGGGGCAACGCGCGCGATTTCCGACTGAGTTAATCTCAGAGAAAATCTCTGATGCGCGGATCAAAGCTGAGATTTAAGTTGCGAGATTTTTACAAGCGCTTTAAATATTTCAATCCCAGTTTCTAATTTTTCTCTCTTGATGACATGCTGATGAAATTTGCCGTCATCCTTACCAAAACGCATAACAAGGCCATACGCTACATTAGCCTTTGGTTGCGCTTGCTCAAACATATATACGTAGGCAGCTAATTGTAATTTATTTTCTGCATATAAATATTTTGAGCTTTTCCAATCTACTACAACTAAATCATCGCCCATCCTACCAATACAATCTATTGTGCCGCCAACTTGCATCTCTTCGTTAACTAACACCAGCTCATTTCGCAATGATTTAAATTTTACTTTATCATGCCATTGCATAAAGCCTGCAAACGCTTTCATCGCTGCTTTTTCTTGGTTGTAACTATAATCTTTTGTATCAATAGTTAAGCCTTTAAAAAAAGCTTCAATAAGTAGATGTAACAATGTACCAATCTGCGCAGCCTCATCTAATACCTTGTCACTATCCTGGCCACCAAGCATCATACGTTTAGTCCAGCCTAACAATGCCTGCTTGTTCCAACCAAGATGCTGACTAATAATAGTTGTAACGCTTGGCACGCGCTTACCTTCTTCGTTAATATATTTTGTACCGTGTAAATCAAACTTACCCATTTAAATCCTCACATCTTTTACATACTACTTTTTCTTTACCATACGTAGGCAAATGACCTTTTCTGTAATAAAGCACGCTTTGGCCATTATGCTTGCTGGGATTTACAAACTCCCAGGTTCTTTCGCACACTGGACACGCCTTTACCAGCAGATCAACTACTAGCTTGCGCCCACGTGTTTCTAAATTTTTCTTTATAGCACCTTGCCTATTTTCATTTTTTATGCTTTGTTCAATTATCCATTGCATTTTTTACCTCTCTAGTTACGTTATCAGTTATATCAAATTCTTTTTTGCCAATCTTATGCACTGCAAAATGAACTTCAGGATTCTTGCGATGCTTCATTAGGTTTAATATTTTTTCTACTAAATGTTTTTTCTGTAATGCAGTTACTATTTGATCACTTCTTTCGTGATCTTCTGTGTCAAATGACACACTGCCAGCGTAGTGTTCTAATATCATTAGCTAAACTCAGGATATTCCGCATACTGGTAAAACCATGTACGTTTACTTTTTTGATTATTCTTTGCCGTTTGTAGGGCCAGGCTTAACATTTTTTCATTATTATACGGCACAAATGCACATTGATCCATTGGCATATAATACACAGCAACAACATCGACTCGGCCACTATGAACATATTTAGCGCAGCGTATCTGTATAGCGGTCTTGGTTGTAGGCTTTGTAATAGTCTTTATCTGTACACGTTGAAATGATCCATTTTTTAGTTCAACAATCAAATCAACTTGATCAATATCGACTTCAGGTATATATGTGTTATATCCTTGTTTTAATAATTCCTGGCGCACAGCAAGCTCTCCTATTGTTCCTTTATGAGTGCTATGCAACTTTCCACACCCTCAACTGAGAGCGTTCCATATGGTAATGTTCTCCATAACCATTATCAGATAAGTTGCTCGGATTAATTAATTCTACTGACCATACCCAACCTTGTATTTCGTAACGTGGCATTGTTCCGCTAACAAGCACGTACATATCACAATCTTCAGACTTGCGCCATTTTTTAGCTATAAGGTAGCCTTCCTTATGCCTTGTAGTTTTTACATCAATGCGTATATCTTCATTTTGATTACCACGCATTTTAAGATCATAACCGCGCCTATGTGGGCCTATAGAAAGATCAGGAAACGCATTTATTACGCGTGCAACGGCAATTTCGCCAGCAAAACCATTGATATCATTATCAGCTTTTGCTACTACGTCTGAGTTTGTTCCATTGGCGAGGTTCTGTTGATGCCTTTTCAGGCCTACTGTCTTCGCTAGGTTCTGTTCCACTTCGTTCAGTGTTACTATCATAATTAGTACCTTTGGTATGTGTTGTCTTCTGTTCATGGTGTAATGATGCATAAAGTATTGCATAATTCATTATGTCCTGGCATCTGCTCCGCACAGTCTCATCGCTGACTTGCTTGCCAGTTTTAGCATCATTGCATATAGCATCTACATGTTTTAATACGTATACCATCATGGCTTGTTGTGGTGTCAAACCTAAACGGCTTGCTACATGCTTAAAATTGTAGTGCTTATCTTCATTAGATATAGTGTATTCAATCGACTTAGAATCACTGATATCCAATGCTTCTTCGATAAATAAATCTCTAAACTCGTTAAATTCTTTATATGTCATTTTTTAAAATTTGGATCGTCTATTACGCGTATTACATCATCCATTATATCTGTCATTATACGAAATCGTGTTGTTTCACTGGCAAGATTTGGTTGCTTGTCAGCATAGTTTTGTAAATTATCTACGATAGCCTTGCCTACTATAGCTATCATTTTTTGTTTAGCTGTCATTTCTTATCCTTATTATAATCTAAGTAAACTGAAACAGATGCTTGGCAACTATCAGCAGGGCAAGATAAGTTAGTGACCATTCCAGTTTCTTCTTCGTTATCATGGTCACCGCCCCATATAAGTTCTGTATTACAATGCCAACAATTCATAATTATTTTGCGGCATCAGGCAGCTTACCGCCTACGCCAACCTGGGTATTAATTTTCAAGCCTTTTGATGCCGCATTGTTATCCGAGGATTGATCCGCCAACCGTTTATCAGACTTAACGTTTACTGTCTTATCTTCAACATCCTCGGATTTAATATTTTTATTCCACGCGAAGCACATCTTTAAACATCTCTTCGCTCATTATAAATACCCAATTACCGCGATCCTCTCGCACTGCAACCAGGTTTGCATTCTTAAATGCTAAGTAACTTGCTATCTTCTTACGGCGCTTTACTTGCACATGAAATTCTAAATCACCGCGTGTAGCTTTAATATCTATATCAGAAGCAAGTCCAAACGCTCTACCATCACTGCCCCATGAACGTTCGGCATCGAAGCCGAGGTCAGCAAGAAAGTCTCTGACCTCAACTTCGCCACGGTAGCCTTTTTTAGCTACGTTCAAAACGGCAACTCTTCATCTTTATCATCCTGCTTTTTCTCTTCACCTGGCTCTAGCGGAGTCCCATTTGTAAAAAGATTTTCAGGATTATAGCGAGCTTTTATATCTGCCCACTGTTTTGCTACATCTGCATCAAGTGCCTTTTTAGGATTTGGGACAACTGTATATTGTGTCTCTAAATCTTGACCACTACGTGTAATAGTAATGTCGTAATCTTGCACCTCGCCCCATTCATCATTATCTGATAATGCTTTAATCTGACTTAATATAGTTTTTTGCTTTAGCTCTAAAAACTTTACTTCACCATTAATAGCAATTGTAAGAAACCAAAAATAGTTTGCATCCTTAACGCCAGTAGGTATGTCGGTTGGCCCATGAGCGCGTTTAGGTTTGTTTGTACCTTCAGGCCACCATACATAACCTGAAATAGGCTTTGTAAGAATGCGCATTCTATTTTCACCCTGCGCTAATTTTTTCATAAATAAACCGCCTGATTCGCTAGTCGGTATATCCAATCCACTTAAACTATTAGACATATATATTTCCTTATGTTAATTTCTGATTGTCTTCTGTTTTCTTTGTGGTGAAGAAACAGGAACGGTGGCCTCGGATTCGTCTGAGGCCACTTGCTCTACTTCATAACCACCTCTCTGTATCAAGCCAAATATTTGACCTAATAATTCTTCACTGGGTACTTTGTGAAATCTTATGCCTATCTGTGCATCAGCAGGCTCATATGTAGATGAATAAACTTTTGCTCTTTCAAGCATGGCGCGAACTTTACGCGCTACTCTGATCTGCTCTTGATCTTTTGGTATGTGGACTCGAAAGATCATGGGGCGGTAAGAGGATTCAACTGAGAGGTTAGAATCGCAACATGACGTTGTTGCTCACAAGAAGGAAACCGCCCCACTTTACTTAAGAGTAGTAATAATCTTTTCTGTTTCATCTAAACTTTTACGAGAAATTCTTTTTTCATTGCCAACGTATTTTATACGTAATGTAGCGTTGCATTTGTTTTGCTCTTTTAATTTGACTGCTTTATCAATACTTTTACGGCTCATGCCTATATAATCAGCAGCTTGATTAATACTTAACCAACCTTGTGTTGGTGTTATAGGTCTACTCATTCCAATTAATACTTTCTTCTTTCACACCGAGTACAAGTGCTATGTTTTCCTTATGTCTATATTGAAACGTTCTTTCGCCATTCAACATCATTGTAAGTAGCGCAGGACTAATACCAACAAGCCTACACAGCTTGCGTTGTGACATGCCGTGCTTACGTAGTAAACTGCGAAAGCGAAATGTGGTATGTGTTTGTATTTGCTCCATAAACGTTGCATTAAGTTAAATACACGTTTTATTTTTTTACAAGAATTAATTTGGAATATTTTGGTATATCGTGTAATATTATTGCAACAGAGAGGTTATAATATGACGTTAAAACACTTTAAAACAGATTTACAAGCAGTGAAATACATGATTACGCAGAGTGGCGAATCATCTTGGTCACTTGAAAAATCAACTGGCATATCAAGACAAACTATAGATCGTTGGATAAAAGCGGATTATCTTAAAATACGTAGAGCTACTTTGTCTGACTTTGCAAACAA